AAGGATACCAGACTTGCCCTCGACCATACGATTAAGAGTGCCAGCCACAGCCTCGACACGCAGGGATACATCATTGCTTTGTGCAGGGCGAGCTACTAGGCCAGCGCCCCGCAATACTTGAAACGGAGTGCTTTCATCAGTCTGAGCGCGGAAGTCACCAGCAGGGTCACCGATGATACTAACCTCACAGGCTGAGTAGCGCGTGGCTATCTCTTGCCTAATTAACTCTGAGAATCGGACGATACCCATGTCAAAGGCGACAATCTCTTGCAGTATAAGCCATCGACCGCGCACTTTTTGTCCGAACACTGCGGCGGGAGTGAGGCCAAAATCAAGGCCGATAAAAGTAGGAACTCCAGCAGCCACGGGAATTTCTTCTTTAGCAACGTGCATATCAGGCGCAAACATCTGGTAAACAGGCTTCCCTTCATTAATCTGACCTAACTTATTCATAACGTAAACGTCAATCCAGCTTTTAGTTTTACCACGAATGAGGTTTGAGTAGTAGCTGCCCAGCATGTTTTTTTGGTTCTCAGCGGTCTTGCTAGGCTCGTAATCCTCAATCACACCCTCAGCATCTTTAATCTCTACCATGCCAGCAGGTTGTGTGTAGAAGCTCCAGTTGTCTGGCTTCACCATCATCCGCGCCTCGTCAGCAGAGATGTGGTCGGGGATGGGAACTTCACCAGACATAATAGGCCACCAGTGATCTTCCTCTGGGGCGTTGGTATCAGCGATAACCCCAGTCCAACTGGGGCCACCATCACGCATAGAGGGGAAACGACCCACGCGCATGGTGCAAGCATCAATGATTGACTTAGGTAATTCCCTCGCCTCGTTAATCCAGATGCCTGTCAGTTCGAGCGACAGCAACTTCTTCACGTCCTCTGGACGATCGAGTGCGAGGAAGATGACCTCTAGGTCAAGGTCACCTTGTTTAATATGGTGGGTGTAGGGGACAGACCACTGGAACCTACCCCACTGATCTTCGGGAAACCAGTCAAGCCATGTCTTAATTGTAGTAGTTCGTAGCTGGGGGTTAGTGTTCCGAATGATAGCCCAACGAGAACGGCGAATACCTTCATCGTTTTTCTCCTGTGCTAGTGCTCGTCGGAAGACTTCCACACAGCAACCAACAGACTTACCAGACCCCACAGGGCCACGAATCCCACGAAAGAAAGTATCATCTTTCATAAACTCCTTTAGAGTATCGCCATCAGGCTTGTAATTAAAGTTGGTCAATTTTAAAGTCCACCCCGACCTTGATAAGCTTTTCTACAACATCAGGTGCAATTGTTGCGATCAGCTTGTCGGCCTCGTAGTCTGTGCAAAACTCTTTGGGGTGGTACTTGAGGTGAACCTTTTTAACAATCGTGCGCAGAGCGTTGCGCTCCTGCTGATTGATTGTGTGTAAGAAAGTCATAGCTACTCCTATCTATGTTCTATATGCCTTTGTCTTCGTTAACAGCCATTACTTGCCACCAAAGATTTGTTTTAAGGTTTTACCCTTGCCATAACGACTGCCCTGTTTACTCTTTATCTTGTTGTGCGTGGACACCAAAGTCGCTGCACCAGAAGCAACAGCCAAAGGAGCAATGGCTTTGCTGGCTGTTTTAGCCGCAGCTTTAGCAACATACTTAGGATTAACCTTTGCGGTCTCCACCCAATCAATTTTTGCTTTAGATGCTTTTCTATATACACCTTCGTCCATAACCATCGACGACATAGGCTTACCCGCCTTAACATCTTTACGATGAGAATCAATCTCAGATCTAAAGTTTTTTAGGGCAGTTTTCTTTTCGGGAGTAAGTTTAAACGTATGGTCACGCGAAGAAAACATGTCCTTTGATTGTTTGGACTGATGATAAGTTAAAGCTCGCTTCTTTGCGTCAAACGCCTCATCTACAGAAACTTTCATAGACTTAATTACGCTCCCACCCTTTGGTGCGTATATACCAGCTTTTCTTTTATTAGGAGAGAACCACTGCCCCTCGCGTTTAGTGCGGGGTGCGCTACCAGTTTTAAGAAGGCTCTCACCCCGATAAACCTTAATCTCAGCCATTAGTCTGTAGCTTCTTGGCCGAGCTTACGCAAAGATGTGGGAGTGTTTTTAGTTTTAACTTTCTCCACACGCTTTACAGGAACATGATCAATTGGGTCGATGCCACGTTCCTTCAGTTCTTCAGCAGTGATAACGCGGACGCTATCTCGTGTAAGCGTTTCGCCAGACTTCAAGTTACCGTTAGGCATCTTGCAGGTCTTGCCGATCCACTCGTTACCATCTGTTTTATATAGCTTGGTCATTTTAAATCACCATTTAACCTTATCTGCCCAGTAAGCCGCCGACATCTTGCCCTTGGCTATGTTTTTTCTGTGACGAGCCTTGAAGCTCGCACGTTTCATCTTCATCTTATCCGACTCACCCGACTTGGGCTTGCCAGCAGTAGAAGCACCTTGCTCTCCGAAACGGATAGTCTTTACCTTCTCACCCTCCTTAGCCACCACAACGTGTGACTTCTTAGGATGGTTAGGTGTGCGCTTGGGCTTATTATAACCTTTTACACCTGCGCGAACAAGTCTGGGATCACTACTCATTGGCATCGCTTATAGTTGGGCGACCTTCGGCAAACGGGTCATTTTGGGAAAAAATATTTTTCAGACCTTCCTGTAGGCGCTTGTGTCGACGAGTAGACATAATGCCTGTGTCTACAAAAGGATCATCGGAGTATTCAAACTCTACAATATTCCCCCCATCAAAGTCCTCTTGCGGTAGGTCAATGCTTACATAGTCGGAGTATGCCAGGCCAAGCCCATCCTCGGACACTTCCAAGCCTTGCAGGAAGGACGGAAGGGGGAAGGGGAATACACCCTGCTCTGCTCGCTCTGCGCCAGGGTTTAATCGGAGACCCTCCCGCAGGTAGGCCAGTAACTCAGGCGGGACATCCTCGGTAGTGATGCGCCCTTTATCCAAGAGAGCAGCTTCTACAGTTCTATATGATCTAGTCAGTAAGTCTTCCATAAACACACTATACTTTTTTTACGAGCCTTTTGAAAGAAAAATGTTTGTTGGGGTCCACTTGCAATACTACATCACCTGTTTTTCCCCCCCACCCCCTAGCCGAGATCGATGTTTACTTTAATATCTCCAGCAACAAGGTGCATGTGTTTGTCTGGTGCCTTAAGTCCTGCACGATCGAGTATGTCTCGGCTCGCTTCTAGCTGGACGTACTCACTCTTGGCTGACATGGATAGCTTGGCGACTTGGTGGACAGCCAGTGTGGCTTTAGTTCCCAACTCATCCCTCACCCTCTGCATCATGTAAGCTTGGACATGGGGGAGGGCTAAAGCTTTGGAAGCGCTCACCCTTCCGCTCTCACCATCTGCATATCCAGCGACCATTGCTGCATCTTTCACAGTTCCGCCATTGGCTACAAGGTGTTCGACTAACGCCTCTTGCTTGGCTGTCATTCCAGTCTCTGAATTCTTTAACGCTCTTGCCATAACTTACCTCATTAGATGACCCGCTACGCGGAGTATAAGAGGGTTCGTCAAGCTAAATCAAGTGGCAATTATGCAACACATCTTGCGAATATAGATCTAAAGGATATGCTAAAGGGAATAGGGTGCAGCGTGACGCTCAAGATAGTTGTTTCAGAACGATGTAGGTCGCATTACTACTAAGCTGTGGATAGGGGGTAATTCACAACCTAACAACGCTAACAATGCAACACGATGCCATTCCATTCAAGGTGCAACTATCTGTCCCCTCCCAAGGGGTCGGCTAGTCGCTTCGCGCCGTCACAGATAGTGGCTGGACTGCGCCCAAGTGGGCTTGCCTTGATTGGCCTGTCCTCGTGTTGTCTTGTAGCTTTTGTAAGGTCGGGAATCACCCCGACCACACCTAAGGAGTAATACTAATGTCTACATCTAAAGCTAAAACAACTATCTCAACCATCATGCTTGATGCACAAATTGAATATATCATGTCATTCGACGATAATTTTCTAAAGTCTCAAGTTGCACGAAACATGTGCTACGGGATTGAGAACTCCCTAACCTGGACTCTTAAACAAATCGCTGACCTCGTGGCCGAACTCGACGAACTAGTCGAGGAACAACTCAAGGGCGTTGAGCGCATGAAAGCTCTCACCATCGAGAAGAATCTCGACCGAGCCAAAGCTCAAGAGACCGAGCTTCGCGCCGCCCTTGCAGTAGCAATCGAGGCACACGCAGCCTTCAAACTGCCAAGCCAAGCAGTATACAAAGCCAAGGTATAGGAGATCTCCTCGGGGCGGTAGCATCTCCCAGCTATCGCCCTACCTCCACCCCCTAAAGGGGTGGGAGGGGAACAGTAAGTGATGCCAAAACATTTTCCCTGGTTGACGAAATGAATGTTGACATTGGGGGTAAGGTGTTTACAACTGTATGAGTAACGAGGAGGTTATCGCATGACACAAAAAACACACCCGATTTTATTTAAATTGAAACACCAAAACCCGCGCCGCTTTGAAAATTTAAGCCGTGCTGGGAATGTCTATGAAGATGATTTGCAAGGCTGCTGGTCTGTTATTCTTTCCGATGAGAAAGGCCGTTCATGGATTGAAACGAAATTTATCAC